GATACTATTGCAATAGGAAGAGGATCTCAAAAATTTGGCGGAAGCGGTAATAATAATATTGGTATTGGTGCTAACTCGCTACACACTGTAGGTATAGCAAATGGTTCAAATAATATAGCGATAGGACATAGGTCAGGAATAAACATTACAGGATCTAATAATCTGTTGCTCGGTGCTGTTCTCGGAAACTCGTCAATCAATGACACAATCATTGTAGGAACAGGCGGTGGCACAGAACGATTCCGCGTAGATAGCGGTGGTAACGTAGCAATCGGAACCATTACTGCATCTAACAGACTACAGGTGAATGGAAGTGTCGGAATAAGTAATACTTGTTATGTAAGTAAAATTGAACCTTTTGGTTTCGGCGGTGTTATCGTGCGCACTGGTTCTTCGAATAACGCGGATTATGGGTTTGGAAATCCTGATGCGTTTGGCGATTCTGTATTTCAAATACCGAGTAGGGTTACAATAAAACCAAATAACATAGATGCTTTTGAAAATGTAACACTTCAAAGTAATCGTAATCTTACATTAAAAGTTAACAATGCTGGCGGTGGCGCTACCCCTACAACAACTTTTATGCAATTAAATGCATACTATACGGAAATTATTGTAGATACTGCAAGTACAACGGGCGCGACAAAAACATGGCGTTTTTCCACTAGTGGAATTAGGTTTCCTGACAACACAGTTCAAACCACAGCATCGCGTCTTACAAACTCAGGAACAGCAACACTGGTGGGAGGAACTGTAACAGTCAGTACTTCAGACGTAACATCTACCAGTCGCATATTCTTAACGATACAATCTTTGGGAACTGTAACAGTTCCAAAGTCAATAGCAGTTACATCAAGGGTAAATAATACATCATTTACTATTACTAGTGAAGATAATACCGACACTTCAGTGATTGCTTGGATGCTTGTTCAAGCATGATTATAAATAGACCTGAGTAGATACTCAGATAATCCGCTAGTAGATATTAGCAAAGGGAGATAGGCAAATGCCAAATAGATTTCAAATTAAACGAACTACTACCACTGGCTTGCTGCCAAACGTAAGCAACTCATCTAACACCTCGTACATCGCCGCAGGTGAATTAGCAATCAACCTTACCGACAGGAAACTATTGTCTTCCAATGGTTCAGCGACATTTGAAATTGGCGCGAACCTTGCAAGCATTTCTGTTGGTGGCGCTTTGACTGGTAATTCTACTGGTTTATTTGTCAGTTCCGCAGCACCGCAAATATCACTAAACAACATCACTTCTAACTGGATTACATTTTCTACCAATGGTGTTGCTGCACCAACAACCACTACAAGAAGTGCTGGTACAAAATTAGCATTATATCCATCATTAAATGCTTCTCAAGTTGATTATGCTATCGGTATTGAATCTAATCATATGTGGTTCAGCACTGATAACGCTACAACTGGTGTTAAGTTCTATGCGAATACAAGCAATTATATGACTGCTAATGTGGCAGGTTTGTATCATACTGGCGACATTACTGCGTTCTTCTCAGACGATCGACTAAAAGATCGCTATTCAAATATTCCTAATGCGATAGAAAAAGTTAAATCGTTAAATGGTTTCTACTACGAACCAAACATCACAGCGCAAGATCTCGGATATCAAAAAGAAATGCATGTCGGTGTTTCTGCGCAAGAAGTAAATGCTATCATGCCAGAGGTTGTAGCACCTGCTCCGATTGATAACAAATATATGACGGTTAAATATGATAGATTGATTCCTCTTTTAATCGAAGCTATTAAAGAGCAACAGATACAAATTGACGAGTTGAAAGCACAACTCAATAAGGATTAATAATGCCATTGCCGCTGTCTGGCACAATTAGTTTATCAAGCATCGCCCTAGAGTTCGGCGGTGTAGCACCACACTCGCTTTCTGAGTATTATCGTGGTGGATTGTATGTAGCAAACACACCGATTAATTCTGGTGTTCCTACATCTGGAACTATCAAATTTTCTGACTTCTATGGCGCTTCTGCTACGTTTGATACTGTGTACGAAACGTCGCGCGCAACTGGTACTACTAAATCTACAACCACTGTGTTTGAAACAAGTCAAACAACGACGTTTGATACGAGCAAATCAACTGTCTATGCTACACTAACCAATCTTGATACTGGTACATCAAGACTAACAGACACAAGCAAGTTGACTACTGCTTCTACAAGCAAATCTACGACAACTGCATTCAATACTGTATTTGCTACTACGTTCGTTACAACGTTCAATACAGACACTGCGTTCTTGACTGATACAAGTAAAACTACCGAAACAAGTAGAGATACTTCGAAAGCGACTGCTACTTCTAAGTCAACTTCCACTGTATTTGACACTACGACTACGTTCGTAACAAGTTTTGAAACGACTTACATTACGACGTTTACGACTGACACTGTAATTACCACGCAGACTACCAGAAGTACAAATACATTAGTATCTACCACCCTCGCAACTTCAAAGGCAACGTCTACTGTATTTGATACTACAACAGTATTTGCAACCACAACGACGTTTAACACTTCGTATGCTACAACTACCGTGTTTAATACTACTGGTTCTACCAGTAAAACTACGGACACAAGCAAAACAACTGTATTCGGTACGACAACAGCATTCAATACATCGTATGCTACGACAACGACGTTTAATACTTTATATGCAACAACCACTGCATTCAATACTTCGTATGCTACCACCACAATATTCAATACTACTGGCACGACAAGTAAAACAACTGACACAAGTAGATCAACAGTATTCGGTACAACGACGACGTTCAATACTTTGTATGCTACAACTACCGCATTCAATACTTCGTATGCGACAACAACCGTGTTTAACACGACTGGCGCAACAAGTAAGACAACTGACACAACTGTCCTAACAGTATTTTTTACTGATACGATATTTAATACTACATTTTCTACAACCACATCATTTAATACATCGTACGCGACAACAACAACGTTTGATACTTCTCTTATAACCAATAAAACAACTGATACTTCTAAGTCTACAGTTTATGATACGACTGGTTCAACTAGTAAAACTACTGACACTAGTAGAACAACTGTGTTTAACACCACTGGTTCTACCAGTAAAACTACTGACACCAGTCGCTCGACTGTGTTCGGCACTACCAGTGTGTTTAATACTTCATATTCCACGACCAATAACTTTGATACATTAGTTGCTACGAGCAAAACTACTGATACTTCTAAGACAACCACATTTGGTACAAGCACCGTATTCAATACTTCGTATGCGACAACAACCGTGTTTAACACGACTGGCGCAACAAGTAAAACTACTGACACTAGTAAAACCACAACATTCGGTACAAGTACAGTATTCAATACGTTGTATGCAACTACTACGACGTTTAATACATTGTACGCGACGACTACTGCCTTTAACACGTCGTATGCGACCACAACTAATTTTGATACCACACAAGGTACAAGCAAGACAACTGACACGTCCAAAACAACAACTTACTTGACAACTGGTTCGACCAGCAAAGCAACTGACACTAGCAGAACAACGACGTTTAATACAACTGGTTCCACGAGCAAAGCTACTGATACCAGTCGATCGACCGTATTTGCTACGACTACGATATTCAATACTTCGTATGCGACCACAACTAATTTTGATACCACACAAGATACAAGCAAGACGACGGATACCAGCAGGTCGACTGTGTTCGGCACTACAACCACGTTTAATACTCTGTACGCTACAACTACCACATTTAACACGTCATATGCTACTACAACAACGTTCGATACTTCGCAAGGTACTTCTAAGGCGACAGCAACTTCAAGATTAACAGCTTATGCTACGACTGGTTCTACTTCAAAAGCAACAGAAACTTCGCGCGGAACAACTACTGCGTTCGATACAACAACAGCGTTTGTTACTACTTTTGCTACTTCATTGGGAACATCAAGAGCAACGTCGACGTCAAAAGCAACCTCAACGTCAAAGGCAACAGAAACTTCGCGCGGAACAACTACTGCGTTCGATACAACAACAGCGTTTGTAACAACATATGATACTTCACAAGGCACATCAAGAGCGACTGCTACTTCGAAAGCAACTACGACTACGTTTAATACAACGACGACATTTAATACAACGTTTAATACAACTGCTTCTACGAGCAGAACAACTGACACGAGTAGAACGACTTCGTTTGCTACCACGACCACATATGTAACCACCTATGATACTGCTTTTGGAAACGATTTAGCTACATTTGAATTTAATGGTTCCAATACCTCTACAACAAGCACTATTGTGGTTCCCAATACTTGGCAAGTTGGATCTTAGCAATTTTGTTTGATAAAGGATATAACTCTACAACGACTTCTGTTACCAATGTTTTACCATCTGGTTGGACAAATGCTGGTAATACTGCACTTAACAGCGGTACAGGTCGTTCTGCAATAAATATTTCTTACAAGATTTTAGCATCTGGTGATTTAGGTGCTACCGTTACAGGTATTAATGCTGCAACAAATAATGATAAAGTCCTCATAAATTTGACTTATGGAGCTAATATTAGAATACCTAGCATTACAGTAAATGCTAGTCGAATGGGAGCTATGACTGATGCTGATCCTGGCGCCATTACAGGTAGTGTGACTCAACAATCGTTTTCGCACGTTCTTGCGGTGTTTGGTTCTTCTGGCGCGGTTACTTCGCGCGTATTTCGAGATTTTCCATCAGGAACAGATAATAGTCAAAACGAAATTTCTTCTAGTACAAGAATGTATGTTAAAACTGCCAGAAGCGATAATTTTACAAGCTCAACTGCTACATTTGACACTACCGACGTTGGTAATAAAAATATTGTATCACAAATAGAAGTAACTGGCGATTCTAACTTATTAAGATCTACCACCGCAACTACATCAAAATCAACTGACACTTCGCGTACTACAACGTTTGGTACAACCACAACGTTTAATACGACATACGATACTACTGGTTCAACATCAAGAGCAACTTCTACTTCTAGGTCAACGACAACGACTTTTGACACGACGACTGCCTTTACGACAACATTTAATACCAGTGCGACGACTTCTAGAGCAACAGGCACCTCGCGTGCTACAACTACTGGATTTGCCACAACCACAACGTTTGATACTACCACGACATTTGATACTACAACAGCGTTTGTAACAACGTTTGATACTTCACAAGGAACATCAAAAGCTACTGGTACTTCGCGTGGTACTACTACTGGATTTGCTACAACCACAACGTTTGACACCACGTTTGATACTTCCAAGACTACCACGTTTGATACCACTACAGCTTACACAACATCGTTTAACACAAGTAAAGCAACTGACACAACGGTATCAACCAGCAAGTCGACTGACACAACAGTATCAACAAGTAAAACAACGGATACTTCAAGAACCACAACGTTCGGCACGACGACTGCATACATAACTGTATTCAATACAAGCAAGGCGACAGACACTACTGTATCAACCAGCAAGTCGACTGACACAAGTAAAACTACAACGTTCTCTACAACTACAGCGTTTGATACAACGTTTGATACTTCTAAGTCAACTGTTTATTCTACTACAACTACTTTTGATACGACGTTTGATACTTCTAAGACAACTGTCTTCGGAACGACAACTGCTTATACGACTGCGTTTAATACAAGTAAAGCTACCGATACAACAGTATCGACCAGCAAGTCTACGGACACAACTGTATCTACTTCTAAAGCAACTGACACAACTGTATCAACAAGTAAGACAACTGACACTTCTAAGACAACTACGTTTGGTACAACAACTGCATTTAATACGATATTTGATACCAACAAAGCAACTGACACAACTGTTAGTACCAATAAAACCACAGACACTTCTAAGTCTACGACATTCGGAACAACGACTGCATTCGAAACTGCATATAATACCAGCAGAGCGACTGATACGACGGTGTCAACCAGCAAGACAACTGACACAAGTAAAACTACAACGTTCGGTACAACCACAACGTTTGACACCACGTTTGATACTTCCAAGACCACTACGTTTGGAACAACAACTACGTTTAACACAACGTTTGAAACAAGCAAGACTACGACGTTCGGTACTAATACAACGTACACAACCACCTTTGCTACAAGCAAGGCAACTGATACTACAGTGTTGACAAGTAAAGCTACTGACACAACTCGCTCTACAAATATCGCAACTGCTACTTCTAGATCAACTGCTTTTGGTACGACCACAGCCTTCAATACAACATTCGATACCAGCAAGGCGACTGACACTACTGTTGTTACAAGTAAAGCAACTGACACAACTGTCAGTACCAGTAAATCAACTGACACCAGTAAAACTACGACGTTCGGAACTACGACTGCATTTAATACAACATTCGATACCAGCAAGGCGACTGACACTACTGTTGTTACAAGTAAAGCAACTGACACAACTGTATCAACCAGCAAGTCTACTGACACAACTGTTAATACAAGTAAAACCACGGACACCAGCAAAACTACAACGTTCGGTACAAGTACAACGTTCAACACAACGTTCGATACCAACAAGGCAACCGATACAACGGTGTCAACCAGCAAGTCAACTGACACCTCGAAGGCTACCTCGACTAATAAATCTACTACCACAACTTTCAATACTATCTTTGACACTGGTGTAAATACCACGACGACATTTGGTACTGAAACTGCGTTCGGAACTAACACTACTCGCGCGACAACTATTGGTACTAACAGAACGACTAACTTCTTGACCTCTACTAACAAGTCAACAACTAGTGTGTTTGATACGTCGACTACATATACTACGACGTTTGGAACTGCTACTATATTCCAAACAACGACTATTGTTACAACAAGTACCAATCGTAATACCACGATTGATACGACCAAAGAAACCAGCAAATCGACCTCTAGCGTATTTGATACGACATACACGACAACGTTCGGAACATCTACTGCGTTCCTAACCAACACTGTGTTTAATACTGATACGTCTAAGAGTACGACTTTTGCTACAAGTAAAACGACAACGTTCGATACGAATAAGTCTACTACAACTGCTTATGATACATCAACCAGCTTTGATACCTCTAAATCTACAGGCTAAATAATTGAAAGGAGAATATTATGAATATACAAACTGACGAAAACGGCACTCCAGTGAACGTTGATATGGTAAACCGCAAACTTGAATCTTTCGTAGAAGTTGTTCTACAAAAGATGATTGACATTGAGAAAGAAATCAAATCGTTAAAAAAACGAGTAAAAGATTTAGAAAAATAATCGAGGATTTTGTAATGGCAAAAAAGAAACCGTTTATGTACATGTCGTCAAACGAATGGCTTGGCGACCCAGTCACACATTTTATGAAAACTGGCAATGCGCTGCGTTCTGATGAAAATGATGAGCTGGCGAATATTTCTAATCTAATTCCAAAAACTATAAATGGAGTTAAGATTGAATACGATATCTCGTACGAATCACCAAAAGATCGCATTCATGGCTACAAGTATACAGACTTGCTGACTAAGGTTGTAATGATTTCACCATGCAACTCTACGATCTCTGTTCAAAATTTGATTAATGCAATTAAGAAAGGACCAACAGAAGAAGGTCACGCTATTCTTTCTAACTTAAAAGCTAATCTCACTGACAAGTATTTACTTGATGAAGAAAGCGATCTGCCTATAAAAGAACTTGTAATTCTTCCAGGAACTAATCTGCTTACTAAAGAGGGCGGATGGTGTGACATGGAGAAGATTGATAAGCTGGTTGAAGAGGGCGCATACGTTAAGTTGCATCCAATTACTGCTAAGGTCTGGCAAACAATGTTGGCTAAACGGTGGGGTGACAAGTGCATCAACAACGATGTAGCTTTATATCCGCTTCTAAAGAAATGCGATAAAGCATACTTCTGTATGAGTTCTGAAACTGGATTATCAGCTACTATTCTAGGAAAGAAACTTGGTCTTATCGATCTAAAAGAACGCAAAGGTCGCGGTACATTTGAGCATGTTTATAATGCGCTCGATCGTTGTGGTGTAAAAGACACTCTCTATAACAAACTCGCTGCTCTATTTTCACATCCCGAGTCTGGTTTTATTTCTGTCTACCATGACAACTACCAAGAACGCATCGATAAGTATTTTACTCACATGAAAGAAACATATAAGCACAAAGAATGAAAACTCTAGTTATTATAGCAATGCACCACGGTTCGTTGCTTACCATTAAATCAGCATTAAGAAATTCTTCGCACGATAAACTAATAGTTTTGGTGCCACGATCTCAGGTCGACAAGTACAATAAAATGTACGACGAGAACATTCACAAGAATGCTGAGTTTGCAATATTCAAAGATTATGATAAACTGGTCACGAACTTTTGTGGAACAGAAGTATTCGTAGTTGATGACTGGGATCAAAACAATACTGTCAGCGGTACGATAGATGTTCTTCATGGTCTTGAGAGTAAAGGAAAACACTTCGTTGTTGGATCTGGATTGTTAATTCTGACCGATCCATTTACACCGCAACTCTTAGAAAAACTCGACGAGAAAAGAATCATAATTGGCAAAACCAGAGTATATGGCGAAGACAAACGTCTAAACATGTATCATATGATTGGTATGCCAAGAGGAGAACAGGGGTTTGATGCTAATGTGTTTGCTGTAAATGTCGATCTGTTTGAAGACATTCCTACAACCGACCTAAAGCTGATTCAAGATTCTATATTCGTAAAGAAGATGGAAAAGCTTCCTCGTGGATTTAACATGAAGCATGACCCATTAATCGGTACAGCTATCTCAGCGCGAGAAACCGTCATGCATAATGTCAAGTCGGCGCAGGCTTGCGTGATTAACTTCTGGATGCCAGCCATTAAGAAATACGAAGATCTATATCCTGAAGAAACGTTCGGATATCCGTTTGATATCTATCTAGACTATGCCGAGCAGGTCGAGGATTATCTACCAACTTCGACCTATAATCGAATTAAACAAAACGGTGAAGCTACTAAATACTGGATAAAGGATATTCGAGATAATATCCTCGGATAACACGGAGAATAAACATGGCAGTTCCTGCTACCAGAGCTCAATTCAAAGAATATTGCCTTCGTAAGCTAGGCAAGCCAGTTATTGAAATTAATGTTGATGACGACCAAATTGATGACCGAATTGATGAGTCTTTGCGTTATTTTTGGGATTATCACTTTGATGGTTCACATAGAACTTACTATAAGCATATTGTAACTGATACTGATAAGACTAACAAATATATTACGATGCCAGAGAACATCATTGGTGCGATTAATATCTTTGATATCGGCGACGCAGTCAATACCAATAATCTATTCAATATTCGTTATCAGATTGCTCTGAATGACTTGTATACTTTAACCAGCCAGTCAATGGTGCCATACTTTATGGCTATGCAACACATTCAGTTCCTGGAAGAAATATTAGTTGGTAAACAACCAATTCGCTACGAGCGCCATCGCGATCGTTTACATATCGATATGGATTGGAATAAAGTTGATACTGGTCATTACATTATCGTAGAAGCATACGAAGTCGTTGACCCAGATGTATGGACTGACGCTTGGGGCGATCGCTGGTTGCAGAATTATTGCACCGCTAAAATTAAATATCAATGGGGTTCAAATCTCACTAAGTTTACTGGTCTCAATCTTCCTGGTGGTGTTCAGTTCAACGGCGAAAAGATTCTTGATGACGCAGCAGCCGAACTCGCCAAGATGGAAGAAGAAATGCTAAACAGCTACTCGCTTCCAAACATGGATATGATTGGCTAATGGCCACCAACTTTTTCTTTAACAACTTTCAATCTTCGATGGAGCAAAACTTAATCGAAGATTTAGTTGTGGAATCAATTAAAATCTACGGCATTGATTTATATTATCTGCCAAAGCGTGTTGTAGCCAGAGATACTATCTTCCGCGAAGAAGAACTAGCAACCTATAACACCGCGCATCCTATCGAAATGTATATTAAGAACGTCGATGGATTCGAAGGCGAAGGCGACTTTATGTCGAAGTTTGGTATTGAGATTCGCGATCGAGTTACATTCACTGTTTCACGTCGTAGCTTTTCTAATGAAGTTTTAACCCAAGAAGCACATATGCTTCGACCACTAGAAGGTGATTTAATCTGGTTTCCACTAACTCGTAAGATGTATAAGATTATGTTCGTCGAGCACGAAGCCATATTCTATCAACTGGGTTCACTACAAACGTATGATATGGTCTGTGAGTTGTTTGAATTTAATAACGAAACATTTGATACTGGTATTCCAGATATCGACCAAATTTATGCTGAACTGGATGTTGATATTGGAACTGCTGTCGCTACATCTGTGACACTAACAGACGTTCAGGCTCAGAACGAAATCTTTGAAGCTGATGGTCAGTCAGGCATTCTTGACTTTAGTGAAATGGATCCATTCTCAGAAGGAAATAATTACTAATGTTTGGTCACGAGTTTTACCACGAACACCTGCGTAGATATATCGTTGTATTCGGAACGATGTTTAACAACATTGTCGTTTCAAGAAAAACAACTGCTGGTGTAGTTGACAAACGAATTAAAGTTCCTATCTCATACTCACCGCGCGATAAACTACTGGCTCGTATTGAAACCGATCCTAATCTAAGAAAGCCAGATGCAGTTTCTTTGCCACGAATGGGATTTGAAGTTACATCGATGACTTATGCTGGTGAAAGAAAGTTAAACACGATTCAGAGATATAGCATTCAATCTACGAGTGATTCTGCTAAAAGTAACTTGGTTTATGCTCCAGTTCCATATGACATTAATTTTCAGTTAAGCATTATGGTAAAGTCTGCTGAAGATGGAACTCAGATTTTAGAACAGATTCTTCCATTCTTTACACCAGAGTGGACTAACAGCGTACAACTAATTGACGACCTAGAACTTAAGATGGATATTCCCCTTGTCTTAGTTTCCGTTACTTCAGACGACACATACGATGGTGATTTCGAAACACGCAGAGCATTAATCTGGACTTTAGATTTTACCATGAAATGCTACTTCTATGGACCAATAAAAAATAAAAAAATTATTAAGTTCGCTAATGTCAATTTCTTTATTGATGGGTTTGATACAACTATCGGCTCGGCGAATACTGCAGAAGAAAGAGTAACCATTCAACCAGGATTAATACCAACAGCAAACTTAGCTGGTGTTATTTCCTCTTCTGGTAATTTGGTTACAGGTTCGGCGACTTCGTTTACTACAACCATGGCAATTGGTAATTATGTAAAAGCTGCAAACCAGTTCAAGCGCGTCACATCGATTGCCAACAATATCTCTATGCGAGTCGAGTCAGCATTCAGTACGAACTTAATTTCTAATACCTATCAGTCGACCTATAACGGAACTGGTACATCTAATTCTTCATTGACTATTAACAAAGACTACATTGTAGTCACAGATGACTGGGACTATATCGTAACGATAGAAGACGTATAAAATATGAATAGTATTATGGATAATTTGACCAAAGCATTAGATATGAATCCGCTAGTGGTCGAAGAACAAAAAGAAGAACAGCTTCCTGCAGTCATCGAAGAAACTAGCGACGCAGAGCAGGACTTTGAGCTTGCGCGCAAAAATCTACAAGAACTTGCAAAGAAGGGTAACAAGGCACTCGACGAGTTGATTATGCTTGCTAAGAATAGCGAGCATCCTCGTGCGTACGAAGTAGTTGCTACGCTAATTAAGACACTAGCTGATACCAACAAAGACTTGCTTGAAACACGCAAGCGCAAAATTGATATTGACAAGGCTCGTGGTGCATCACCAAACGGCGATGCCAAGACAGTCAACAATAATCTATTTGTAGGCTCTACCGCTGAGTTACAGAAGTTTCTAAAAGAACGCGCCAAAAATCTGGAGTCAGATGAATGAGTGCAGTGCTCGAAGAAGATTATGATGTTGAGATCGAACATAGTGGTGTAAATGGTAATCCACTTCTAAAGCCAGCTGGTACTCAAATTGAATGGCAACCATGGCAGATCGAAGAATACCTAAAGTGTAAAGAAGATCCGATCTACTTCTGTGAGAAATATGTAAAGATTATCTCTCTTGACGAGGGTGTAATTAACTTCAAGATGTTCGACTTCCAGAAACGATTTGTTAAGGCTGCTAAACAGAATCGCTTTACTATCGTACGATGCGGTCGACAGATGGGTAAGACTACAACCGCAACTGGCTTGTTGCTACACGAAGGCTTGTTTGCTGACAACCCATCATATATCGCTATCCTTGCTAACAAAATGGACACGGCTCAAGAAATTCTTGACCGTATTCAAATGGCATACGAAAACTTGCCAATCTGGTTACAGCAGGGTGTCGTGGCTTGGAACAAACGAAGCTTCGCTCTAGAAAATGGTGCTAAGTTTATTTGCGCACCTACCTCTAGTTCCGCGATTCGTGGTAAGTCTATTTCGGTACTATACCTCGATGAGTTCGCTCACATTCCACCACACATTCAGCTGAAGTTCTTCACCGCTACCTATCCAGTTATTTCGTCTGGTAAGCAGACCAAAATTATCATTACTTCCACGCCAAATGGTATGGAGCTGTATTATAAGCTGTGGACTGACGCGATTAAGAAGCGCAACAGCTATGCACCAGTTGACGTTCACTGGTCTGAATATCCTGGTCGTGATGACAAGTGGAAAGAAGAAACGATTAACAACACCTCTCCTGAGCAATTCCGTCAGGAATACGAGGTCGAGTTCCTCGGTTCGAGCAATACCCTAATCTCGGCTGAATGTTTACAGCGTCTGACCTACGAAGATCCTATTTCTACTCATGGTTCTACTAGAATCTATTCGCTGCCAAACCCAGAACATCGTTATGTAATGACAGCTGACGTTGCGCGTGGTGTCGGTGGTGACTACTCTACGTTCGTTGTTATAGATGTTACTGAGTTTCCGTATAGGGTTGCTGCGGTCTATCGAGATAACAACGTAGAACCACAGATGTTCCCGCATTTTATCAACGAATCCCATAAGTTCTATAACTTTTGTCCCATTTTAGTTGAAACTAACGACATTGGACAGCAGATAGCCGAGATGTTAATTACAGATTTTGAGAGCGAGGGAGTGCTAAGAATTACTCAAACTGGTCGTAAAGGTCAGGTTCTGGGTGGTGGTTATAGCAAACAGTCAAGAGTTGGTCTAAAGACAACTCAAGCTACAAAGCGTGTTGGTTGTTTGAACATGAAGGCTTTGATTGAAAATAGTAAATTGATTATTAACGACTTCGATCTTTTGAGTGAACTCACTACTTTTATAAGTAAAGGGACGTCTTATGAAGCCGAGTATGGTAAGCACGACGACCTTGTTATGTGTTTGGTATTATTTGCTTGGATGACAAATCAAAATTATTTCAAAGATTTATTAGAAACCGACGTCAGAAAAAACTTAATGGAAGAGCGAGAAAAAGAGCTGGAAGACGACATGTTACCATTCTTTTCCGACGATGGAATGGGCTTCGAAAACGAAGACCGTATTTCTGCATTCGACCGTGAATTATTCTTCTAAAACCGTGTTTTACTAAATATAGTACAATTATTATTACATTTCTGGCTCTATTTTGAACAAGGAGAAACAAGATGGCATTCCAAGTCAGTCCAGGTATCAATGTAAGTGAAATTGACCTGACCACCGTTGTACCTGCGGTTTCAACTACTGTTGGCGCCATTGCTGGCGTTTTCAGCTGGGGACCAGTAGAGGAACGTGTTTTGGTCAGTTCGGAAAATTCACTTATAAAGATTTTTGGCAAACCTACCGCAAACAATTTTGAAACATTCTATTCTGCAGCTAACTTTTTGGCTTACGGCAATGCTCTTTATGTTGCTCGTGCAGCCGACGCTGCTGCAAAAAACTCGCAAGCAAACACAGCTAATGCTGCTGCAATTGCAATCGAAAATCTAGCAGCTTATCAATCAAACACATTTGTTGCCAATACCAATGCAAAGTATTATGCTCGTTACATCGGAGCTTTAGGCGACTCGCTAAAGATTTCTGTCTGCGATTCTTCAGCTGCATATAGTTCTGTTATTGATCTATCTTTTGCTACTGGTGATGCAATTACTTACAGCACAACTATTGATTCTGCTACTGCATTTAATACCAGTATAGCTACTACTGGTTCAACCAGTAAAACTACTGCTACCAGCAAGTCTACTGCTACTGGTACATCAGGAACTACAACTACCAGCTTTAATACAACTACCACTTTTGATACCACTTTTGATACTGCCAAAGCTACAACTGGTGCAACAGTTTATAGTACAGCAGTCGTCGAAACCGTATCGACTGGTTCTGGTACATTCAATCTAGATACAAGCAGCAACACAGGTAATGTGGTCGTAACTTCTTCTGATGGTAATAATGCTGCAGTTGCTTGCGTAAACGATATTCTAAGTAGCATTGTTGTCGGAGATTATCTACGTGTATCAAATGCAACATTTACATCTCAGTATCTGAAAGTATCAGCAGTAGGCTCTGCAAATGCAACTAATTCGACTTCTGCTTATGCTACTATTAGTTTTGAAGACAAATATACTGGCGTTGCAAATATTTCAGCCACTGGCACTCAGCTAACTCGTTACTGGGAATACTATAATGTTGTGGATCGCGCTCCAGGTCAATCTGACTATGTCGCTGCATATGGCAACACTTCGTTAAACGCTCAAGACGAACTACACGTTGTTGTAGTTGACGAAGATGGTCAATTCACTGGTTCTAGAGGTGCAATCCTTGAAGTATTCGAGGGTCTATCTCGCGCAACTGACGCTAAAGGTCAAAATGGTAAAACTCTTTATTATAAAGACGTTATCGAAAATGATTCTGAATACGTCTACCTAGGAACTGATAGAGCAGGTTCTGTTTCTGCGCCAACTATTACTGTAGCAAATTCCACCAATACTCTTCCATTGACTCTATCGTTCCGCGATGGTGTTAATACTTCGAGCGAAAGTGGTATAACTTTAGCTGCTTTGGCTGATGCATACGACTTGTTCAAAGATAAAGATACAGTAGATATTTCTCTATTGATTGGTGGCAAGGCTGATGCTGCTACTACGAATTATCTGATTGATAATATTGTTGAAACTCGTCGTGATTGCGTATTGTTCGCGTCGCCGACAAGACAAACTACTTCAGATGCTATCGTTAGCTATCGTAATGGTCTATCTTCTACTTCATTCGCTGTCCTAGATTCTGGCTACAAGTATCAGTATGACCGTTACAACGACGTATATCGTTACATCCCACTAAATGGCGATGTTGCTGGTCTATGCGCAAGAACTGACGTCGCTCGCGATCCATGGTTCTCGCCCGCTGGTTTCAATCGCGGTCAAATTAAGAATGTCGTAAAACTTGCATTTAATCCAAATCAAGCTGATCGCGATCTTCTTTATAAGAATGGTATCAACCCAGTCGTCACTTTCCCAGGACAAGGTACTGTATTGTTCGGTGATAAGACTCTGTTGGTTAAACCAAGTGCATTTGATAGAATTAACGTCCGTCGCCTATTCATTATCCTTGAAAAGGCTATTGCTAGTGCTGCGAAATCGGCTCTGTTTGAGTTCAATGATGAATTCACTCGTGCGCAATTCCGCAATCTAGTTGAACCATATCTACGTGAAATTCAAGGTCGCCAAGGCATCACTGACTTCAAGGTTGTTTGCGATAAAACAAATAACACCGCCGAAGTTGTTGATCGCAACGAATTTGTTGGCGATATCTACGTCAAGCCAGCGCGCTCAATTAACTTCATCCAGTTGAACTTTGTTGCTGTTCGTTCTGGTGTCGAGTTTAGTGAAATTGTACAAGGAGCATAAGAAATGGCATTTAATGTAAATGAAATCAGAGCAAACATGATTGGCGACGGTGCAAGACCGTCGCTATTCGAAGTTAGTATGAACAACCCAGTAAGCACTGTGGGCGATCAAAAACTTCGATATATGGTTCGCGCTGCTCAAATCCCAGCGTCATCAGTGTCGGTGATTCCAGTACCGTACTTCGGTCGCGAAATCAAAGTTGCTGGCACAAGAACTTTTGGAGATTGGGTTGTTACTGTTATGAACGACGAAGATTTTTCAGTTCGTCGTGCAATGGAAGCATGGTCGACTTCAATCAACAGCCTTCAAACAAACGTAAGATCTGTTATTAACTATCGTACGACTGCTGATGTTATTCAGTATGGCAAAGATGGTACAGAAATTCGTCGCTATCAGTTTGTTAATATCTTCCCAATTGAAGTCGCTCAAATCGATCTAGCTTGGGACCAAGGTAATGCAATTGAAGAATTCCAAGTGACGTTCGCTTATGATTATTGGACTGTCGCTGACGATCAGATTTTCCAGTAAAATGACTTGGTTTTGGAACGCTACATATAATGTGTAGCGTTCCTACCAGTCGGAGAAAAATATAATGGCTCAGTTGTTTGGTTTTGAAATCGTAAGAAAGAAAGAAGCAGAAGAGAAGGCGCAACCTGATCGCTTAGTAACATTTGCACCCGAAATTAAAGATGACGGTGCGGTTGTTGTAGCGGAAGGTGGCGTCTTTGGCACATATCTAGACCTTGAAGGTTCAGCTCGTACTGAATCAGATCTAGTTGCCAAGTATCGTGAAATGTCACTTCAACCAGAAGTTGAATCCGCGATCGATGATATTGTAAATGAGTTCGTATCATACGACTCAGATTATAAGTTAGTCGATATCAACCTAGACGATCTAGAGTTTGGTAACAAAGTAAAAGATAAAATTCGCGAAGAGTTTAAGACTATTGTTCAGTTGTTAGACTTTAACAATATGGGATATGATATTGTTCGTCGTTGGTATATTGATGGTAGATTATACTATCATGCGATTATTGACGTACAGAACCCACGCGAAGGCATTCAAGAAATTCGCTACATCGATCCGCGTAAGATTCGTAAGATCCGCGAGGTCAAAAGAGTTCGTAGAAACTCACAAGCATCAACTGCAGGTCAGCAAGTTCATACAACAGAAACGAAACAAGAATACTACATGTATTCTGAGCGTGGTTTTGGTGGCGGTACTCGTGCTGGCGTAAGCACAACAAGTTATCAACCAGCTGCTGCTGGCTCAACTGGTATTCGTATTGCTACTGATTCAATTATCCACGTGACCTCTGGTCTAATGGATGCTTCTAATCAGATGGTACTTTCGTATCTACATAAAGCAATCAAGCCACTCAACCAACTACGCACACTAGAAGACGCAACGGTAATCTATCGTATCTCGCGTGCTCCAGAACGTCGTATTTTCTACATCGATGTCGGTAATCTGCCAAAGATTAAAGCAGAACAATATCTGCGCGATATGATGGTTCGTCACAAGAACCGTCTGGTATACGATGCTACAACTGGTGACATCCGCGACGATCGTAAGTTTATGACGATGCTAGAAGACTTCTGGCTTCCACGTCGCGAAGGTGGCAAGGGTACAGAAATTACTACACTTCCTGGCGGTCAGAACCTCGGCGAAATCGAAGATGTTGTATACTTCCAGAAGAAAATGTACAAGTCGCTCGGTGTTCCAGTTTCTCGTCTAGAAAGCGAGGGTGGATTCAACCTTGGTCGTGCTGCTGAAATTACTCGTGACGAGTTGAAGTTCGGCAAGTTTATTGACCGTATGCGTCTACGTTTTTCTAGTCTATTCAAAGAAGCACTAAAGAAACAGTTGATTCTAAAGGGAGTTATCTCTGAAGAAGAATCAAATGATATTTTTGGCAATATTCGTTTTGACTTTATGCGTGATGGCTACTTTACAGAATTGAAAGAAGCTGAAATTCTAACAAATCGTTTGGGATTAGCTCAGCAAATGGAACCATATATCGGTAAGTATTACTCTCACCAATATATGCGTACCAAAGTTCTACATCAATCAGAAGAAGAAATGGATCAGATTGATAAAGAAATGGGCGAAGAGCATCAGGCTAATATCAAACTACAACAAGCATTAATTGACGCTGGTCAAGATCCGAACGCACCTCCTGGTGGCGAAGAAGATCCGCAAGCAGCTGGCCAACCACCACAACAATAAGTTGAATAATTTACTAAATATAGTGTTACTTTAACAAAGGAAACCCCATGAAAGACATCAAAGAATTAATTTATGCAGCGGTCGAAGAGAATGCACTCAAGTTCCAAGAGATTGTAAACAATCAGCTTCAAGTCCGCGCATACGAAGCAATCGAATCCCTACGTCCTGAAATTGGCGCTTCTATGTTCGGCGAATCCAGCCATAAGAAAATGGATGACGAAGACGAAGAAGACATGGAAGACGAAGAAGATGAAGACGAGGAAGAGCTGAAGGGCAAACAGCACAAAATCGACAAGAATAAGAATGGTAAAATTGATGCTCATGATTTCAAACTTCTGCGTAAAGAAGAAGTCGCACCGTCCACTTCTCGATTTCATGTATTAGTGCACAAATCTAGTTCAACAAATGTTGAGAAAGCGCATCATGCTGTCAGTGGTGCGGGCAACAAGAACTTTCGTCCTGGGACAGGTCTGGCAAGAATGGACAAACCAGGAGGTTCACATGATCCTACTGGCGGAGACCATCATGTAATTCATGCGCCAGATCATGCGACGCATGAGAATCTAAGAAAGAATCTTTCAGATTATGGCGCAAGAGCCACCATAGTAGATACTCATACTGGAAAACGCGAAGATGTCCATGAAGAAGCTCAACGTCTAAAAGAAATGTCTGATGCCGAAAGAAGAACGGAACTCAAACGAGTTGGCAACAAAGCAGCTCAGACACAAGGATATGATCATCCAGGCGACGAAGCTGTGAATAAGGCTTCTAGCTCAGCTGTGAAAAGCGAGCTTAAAGCAGTAAGAAAATTTGTCGCAGGTACAGCCAAACCTTATAGATCTCCAGCGAACGAAGAAGTCGAGCAAATCAATGAGTTAAAACCCGAGACCTACCGCAAGCTGGCGGTGGCACGCGATGCTCGCGCACGTCATTTTTCTGGCATAGCACAACATCCATATAATCGTGGTTCATCAGATGAAACGCACTTTAACAAACTGGCAGATCGGGATCGTGCGGTTGCAAAAAAAGCAGCTGACAAAGCAGGAGTATCTCACAGCGATATTAGCCACGGAAATTATGATCATGTAACAAATAAAGTGAAAGAAGAAGTCGAGCAAAAAAATATCTTCCGTAATCCAAAACTTTCTGCTAAAGACCAACTTAAAAATCCTCCAAAACAAATTAAAGTGAAAGAAGACGTCAACGAAGTAGCAATGCCAAAGAACGCTGCTGATTGGCAAGCACTAATCACTCATCAAATTCAAACAACTGATCATCCAGTTGCAACTGATGCTCAGTTCCGCGCACAAAATTGTAAAGACATGAGCAAAGTTGCAAGCCTAGAGCCAGGAAAAGACGCGCTACAATATGCAACTGCTCAGGGCGGAACTGTAAAGCGACCATGAAATTATTTTCTGAATTCATGACCGAAGCTAGAGGGCATTCTTTGATGCGCAGGGCTGGTGATAAAAACCATCAGGTCGCACACAAGAACGAGTCAGGTCGGGAAACCATTCTTCCAAAAGGTGGATTTGGTAA